ATTCATTGCATCTTGTGTATTGATTTTAATATTTTCTCTTGTAAATCGGAAACATCCCAATAAAGAATCTTGAAAGATACCAATAATAGGTGAATTTTTAGAAGGACTTATAAGTTGGTAAGTAACGGCTGGAAGAAACATAAGTTCTGTTTCTGCTGTTAAACTTTGAGGCATATGCATATTCATTTCATCTCCATCAAAATCAGCATTATATGGATTAGTAACACCTACATTGAAACGAAAAGTATCTCCTTTATGCATCACTTTTACTTCATGACACATCATACTCATTTTATGTAAACTTGGTTGACGATTAAAAAGAACATAATCCCCATCCATCATATGACGATGTAATCGGTCACCATTTTGTAGTTGAATAATAGATCGATCAATATATCTTAAGTTTGTAACAGATGTAGTCCCCCCATTTTTCCTTTCTAAAATCTTTGCTCCAGGATAAATATCCGGACCATTCTGTAAAAGTTTGGTTAAAAAGTTTTTATTACGATCATTGACCACTACTGGTTTAGTAATATTTTTTGCAATTTTTTCAGGAACTCCTAATTGTGTAATAGATAAATTTGGATCACCTGTAATAACTGAACGAGCACTAAAATCTACACGTTTTCCCATTAAATTACCACGAACACGACCATTTTTTGTATTTAATCTTGTACTTATACATTGATAGGTCCTTCCAGAATTTTGTCCAACAGGACTCGTCCCTGTGGCTTTATTATTTGCAATCATAGTAATAAAATATTGTAAAAATAAATAGTTTTTCTCAATATAACGACTATTTGCATCTGGTTTTTCCATGAGTTCTTTCAAAATATTATTGTATTTTAATATATTCATATAAATATGAGTTAAATCATCTTCACTTCTTTGTTGTGCATCGTGTTTTACAGAAGGACGTACAGATGGTGGGGGGACCGGTAAAACTTTACATATCATCCATTCTGGTCTAGACCAAACTGGATGAAATCCCATGAATTGAACATCATCATCAGAAATACGTTTAAACATTTTATAAACACGATCAGGTGTTAAACGCTGTGTAATAGGAGGTTGTCCTTCCATTAACATTTTTTCCCATGTCGCTGTTAATGTTGCAAATCCTTCTAGTTTGATTTTGTCAGGTTGCTTACAACCACAACCATCTTCAGTATCTTGACCACAACGAGTAAAATTACATTTATTAATTTCCTGCCATCTTTCTTCTGGTGTCATGTGGATTAAATGTTTGTTTTTTTGTTTATTGATGAGTAATTTGGAACATTTGTAACAAACACATTTACAAATCTTAACAATATCTTTCATATGTTGAACAAAGAATACTGGCATGGCTAATTCCATATGACCAAAATATCCGGGTGTATCCATATACGTCAATCCATCCGTAGGACAAAATAACCCTTTTTCTAATACACCCATTTTAGGATCAAAAAGACCTCCTAGAGAATCACGACTAGTCACTTCTACAACAGAAGTTTTCCGAATCTCTTCTGGAGATAACATACTAAACTGAATACCAATAATCTTGGAAGGATTCGTATATTCATTTGTCTGAACACGCTTCATTGAATTACAAAGTACTATATTATAAAGGAGAAAATATTTATATCGTTTTTTCAATTTTTTTGAAATACTTTCTTTTTTCTTTTTTTTTCAAAAAAATTGATTTTATGAAAAGCACATAAAAACATTTCATTCATATTTTATAGAACCATTCCTACAATGTCTTCTTCTTCCTTACACAAGTCTAAAAAGGTAAACACGAAACAAGTTATTGCACATTTACCATCAGATGACGAAGATGATGAGTATGATTCTGATTATGACGAAGATACAGCAACTTCTTCTTCTTATCTTTCATCTGAAGACGATACTCTCTATGATACTATTACTGAAGATGATGAGGAGGAGGATCAAGAATCTTCATCTGAAGAAAAACGAAAAATACTCAAATCACAAAAAAAGACAGATAAGAAAGAGATCAATCACAAATTGGACCGGACTCAAAAGAAAACAAATAAATTGGAGAAATTAGAGAAACCAGAAAAATCAGAGAAACTTTCCAAAGAAGAGAAAGAAAAGAAAAAACGAAAAGCATGTGAGAAAGAAAAGGAGAAAGAGAACGATAAAAAGAAACGAATCATAAAAGAGGAGGACGAGTATGATGATGAAGACGATGACGACGATTACGATGAATCTTGTTTGGATATTGATAAAAATCAATTAACTGCTTTAAAGAATGGAATTATATTATCGTTTGATACAGGTGGACCTGACATTCCGAATGATGAAGCTGATTACGAAAAAATGATGGAAGAAGAGAAACATGAAGAATGTAATAGTGATGATGAGAAAACATTTATGAAAGAAAATTATATTCCTGTCAAGCATCAAGATCAACAAATAAATCGTTTAAAAAAGAAGACTTCGATGAAAAAAATAAAAGAAGGAAAAGAAGAGAAAGAGGAAAAAGAGGAGGAAGAAGAAAAAACAGTGGAATTACAATATTCAGAATTAAGCACATTAAAGAAGGAATTAACAGAACAATTACAAAAAAATCCTAAAAGCAAAATATTAAAAAATGCGATTCAAGAATGTCGTCATTCTATTTCTAGTTTAGTTAGAAAAGAAAGACATAAAAATGTTCAATCTTATTACAAATTGGTTCATCAAGATGAACATGACAAACAAAATACAAATGAAATGTCTTATTTCAAGAAAAAGTTATCACATCGTGAACAAATGAGAGTCATGCAAGACTTGAAAGAAATCAATGCATTTGCCAATACAGATAAACCCTATCGGCTTGCTTTATTAGAATCCAATATTCCTGCTAAGTATAAAGCAATTGCATTACAAAAATTAAATGTATTGAAATCAATGGAACCTGGTGATTCAGAGTATTATAAAATGAAAAATTGGGTGGATGGTTTTATGCGTGTTCCTTTTGGTATCCATAAAAGTTTATCCGTTTCTATAAAAGATGGAGTAGATAAATGTCATCAATTTATTTCTAATGCAAAAGAAACATTAGAACAGTGTACCTATGGATTAAATGATGCAAAACTACAGATTTTACAATTAGTGGGTCAATGGATTTCTAACCCATCGGCGATAGGTACAGCTATAGCCATTCGTGGTCCACCTGGAACAGGAAAAACGACTCTCATTAAAGACGGAATCAGTAAGATTCTAGGAAGAGAATTTGCATTCATCGCATTAGGTGGAACAGGAGATGCAAGTTTTCTAGAAGGACATTCCTATACATATGAAGGTAGTTCATGGGGAAAAATACTATCCATTTTGATGGAAAGTAAATGTATGAATCCGGTGATTTTCTTTGATGAATTGGATAAGATCAGTGATACTCCCCGCGGTGAAGAAATTGTTAGTATTTTGACACATCTAACAGATACAACACAAAACAATCAGTTTCATGACAAGTATTTTTCAGAAGTGGATTTTGATTTAAGCAAATGTTTATTTATCTTTTCCTACAATGACGAATCAAAAGTAAATTCCATTTTAAAAGATCGTATGTATCGTATTCAAACAAAAGGATATGATACAAAAGAAAAAACCATTATTGCAAAAAATCATTTACTACCAAAGATTCGTGAACAAGTTGGATTTCTTGAAAAAGATGTTATTCTTCCAGACGAAACAATTCATTATATTATCTCAAATGAAAAACTATGCAACAATGAACAAGGAGTTCGTAATTTGAAACGTTGTTTAGAAATAATTCATACCAAATTGAATTTATTTCGTTTGATTAAACCAGACCAGAATATATTTGCAAAAGATATGGAAATAGATGTTCAATTTCCTTTTACCGTTTTAAAAAAGCATGTGGATATTCTAGTAAAAAATGATGACTCTATTAATCCAAGTATGTTGGCGATGTATATTTAGAAATGGGTTTCTAAAGAAAAATATAAGAATAGTTTATACATCTTTTTTTATTTATAAACTTTAAAATGGGTTATCCAACATTTCGTTATACAAGAAAGAAAACAAGAAGTCAAATACCATTAAAATGTCCAAATGATATGACGTTTGAAGATTGTGAGTTGGCTATTCTTCGTCAAGCTGTAGATTATAATGAAAAACATATAAAACGTGATAAAGCAAATATGCCTGAAATTAAAAAAATGATAACGATTGTGGAACAATTTCTAAAAGATACAAAATGTATTTGTTATGGTGGAACTGCAATCAACAATATATTACCAGAAGAAGCTCAATTTTATGATCACGACATTGAAATACCAGATTATGATTTTTATTCATCCGATCCTATTAAACATACCAAAGAATTGTCGGATATTTTTTCCAAAGCAGGTTATGTTGAAGTAGAAGCTAAATCAGGAATGCATTATGGAACGTATAAAGTATTCGTTAATTTTATTCCCATGGCAGACATAACGGAAATGAATCATGAATTGTTCTCGTCTTTGAAAAAAGATGCTATAATAAAAAACGATGTTTTATATGCCCCCGCAAATTTTTTACGTATGAGTATGTATTTAGAACTTTCTAGACCACAAGGAGATATATCTAGATGGGAAAAAGTATTAAAACGTTTAACTTTATTAAATAAATATTATCCATTAACGGCTGGAAAATGTCATCAAATAGATTTTCAAAGAAAAATGGATAAAAATGTAGATTTATCTGAAAAATTATATTATACTATACGTGATACTTTCATTGAACAAGAAGTTGTCTTTTTTGGTGGATATGCAAGTAGTTTATATTCTAGATATATGCCTTTAAATCAACAACATTTAGTGAAATCTATTCCTGATTTTGATGTTTTATCAGAAGAACCAGAAAAATGTGCTGAAGAAATCCATAAATGTATTGTAGGTTTAAAAATCCGTGAAAAAGTATCTATTTTGAAACATCCAGCAGTAGGAGAAATTATACCAGAACATATTGAAATTCGTTTGGGTAAAACGGATTCATTAGCCTTTATATATAAACCGATTGCATGTCATAACTATAATAAATTAGAATTATTAAATAAAACGATCCGAATCGCAACGATTGATTGTATGTTAAGTTTTTATTTAGCTTTTTTATATTCAAATAAATTTATTCATAATAAAGAACGTCTTTTATGCATGTCTCAATTTCTATTTGAAGTAGAACAAAAAAATAGATTGGCACAAAAAGGTTTATTAAAACGTTTTTCCATTAAATGTTATGGAAAACAAGAAACCTTAGAAAGTATTCGTGCGAAAAAAACAGAAATGTATCAGAAATTAAAACATGATAGAAATAATCCAGAATATGAAAAATGGTTTATGAAATATAATCCTTCCAAAACAAATACTGTTTCAAACAAAAAAAGTACCAAAAAACATGTTTCTTTTCAGAAACTTTCAGAAACAAAAGTTCCACACAAACAAAAAACAAAAAAGATGATTTGGAATAAGAAAGGTTTTTTTCAACGTTTTT